AAGGTTGTTGCTCCCGTTGATCAGTTGGCAAATGCAACAGGTGAACTCAACACGGAATTAAAAGATACAAAGGTTGATACTAGCAATCTTGACGCAGCGGCAGGTGAGTACAAGGATTTAGCAGTAACGCAGGAAGAAGTTGTAACATCATCCAAATCATTAAAGGCCCAGCTCCGTGAATTACAGGCACAGCTCGCAGCGACCGACCCCGATTCAGCAAAGTATCGCGAGTTATCACAAGCAGCGGGTGAACTTAAAGATAAGATTCAGGATGCGGCACAGGCAGTAGGTACACAGGCGGGTGGTGCGTTCGAGCGTGTTAGTGGTTCGCTCGGTCTTGTTACTTCACGTATTACATCACTAGACTTTGAAGGTGCTGCCGAAGGTGCAAAGCAGTTAGCGGCTAACATTAGCCAAGTGAAGCCGGGTGATATTGCAAATGGTATCAAAGGTATCGGCAGTGCATTCGCTTCGGTTGGTAAGGCCTTATTGACTAACCCTATCTTTTTGATTGGTGCAGCCATTGCTGCTGCGATTGTTTACGCCGATGAACTATTGTCTCTTGTTGACGGTGTGTCAAGCGCAGAAACCGAACGCTTAAACGCACAAAAAGAAAGTGCGGCACAGTCAAAGCAGCAGCTGGATGCTATCGGTCAGCAGGAAAACATTTTGCGTTTAGCGGGCAAGACTGAAAAGGAAATCTTGCAAACAAAGATAGCCCAAGCGCAACAGGCTATAATTGATCAAAAGGCAGTTATTGAATCATTACGTGTACAAAAAGATGCACAGATTCAAGCGGCTGAACGTAACCGAGATATTCTCAAAGGTCTTTTAAACTTTGTTAGTTTACCGATTACAGCACTGCTTGCAGGTGTTGACATACTAACCGAAAAGCTAAACGCTCTCGGATTTATTAGCAATGAAACGTTCGCAAAGTTTGGTAATCTCCGCGACAAGTTTACTACATCAATAGCGGAGTTAGTATTTGACCCAGCGGAAGTAGCGAAGGAAGGTGATGATGCGCTAGCAGCTGCTGAAAAAGGACTAAAGGATTTAGAAAATGCGCAGGCTGGATTTCAGTTGTCAATTAATCAAATCAATCAAAAGGGCGCGGATGAAAGACAAAAGCAAAGGGATGAAGAATTAGCAGCTGAACAAAAGCTTGCGCAACAAATACTTGAAACACGCCGAAAGACCGCAGAGCAATCACTAAAGATTACAGAGCAAATACGAAAGGACGCAAAAAAACCTGTTGAGTCAACTAAGACTGAAGTAAAGAATTTTGATGAAGAGATAAAGGCTCAACGCGATGCGGAAGAACGGCGCATTTCATTTATGGCTGATGGTGTAGATAAGGAGATTGCACTTGCTGACCTTAAAGCAAAAAGGTTAAGAGATGCGGCACAAGGTAATGCGGATGAACTTAAAGCGATTGCGGCACAGAATGCAGCAGACGTTGCGGCTATACAAGAAGAGGCAGCACAAAAAGAAGTGGCTATACGTCAAGCAAGTTTTAAAAAAGGACTTGACATTGCTCAAAGTGCTATTAGCGTATTACAAGCATTTAGTGATGCGTCAACAAAGAATAGTGAACGCGATGCAAAAAAGAAATTTCGCACAGACAAAGCATTAGCCATTGGTGCTGCAACTGTTCAAACTGCATCTGCTGTTACAGGTGCATTGACGGCAGGTGGTAACCCAATTAAACTTGCTACTGGTCAACAGTTCTTTGAAGCTTCTATTGCAGCTGCATTAGGTCTTGCCCAAATTGTCAAGATTAAAAACTCGCAGTTTGGTAGCACGGGAGGTAATGACAGCAGCACACCCCCACCATCAGTAGGAGGTGGCGGCGGCGGCGGCGGCGGTAACGAATCACAACCTGCCCAGTTCAACCCACTAGCTTCACAGTTCATACAAAACCAACCTGAGCAAATAACGCCACGCGCATTCGTCCTTGCGGGTGATGTATCATCACAGCAGGAGGTGCGCGAAAAGGTACAGGACTTAGCACGACTTGGATAATTAAAACTAACTTTGTAACATGGAAAAAAGAAAAGTAGTCAAATGCGTAATCGATGAAGAGGGTCGTTTAGGCATCACAGCGATGGGCTTAGTTGACAGCCCCGCAATAGAAGAGAACTGGATTGCACTTTCAAAGATGCAGCTTAGCGCATTGAATGAGGAACGCCGCATGCTATACGGTGCTGCGCTTATTCCGGATAAGGAGATACTGCGCTATGATGAAAAGGGTGAGCCATACTACGTGTACTTTGAAAAGGCCACAGTAAGTGCTATCGCGCATCAGTTCTTTAAAAAGAATCTGCAACACACCACCAACTTGCAACATGAGATACCAGTCACGGGCGTGACCGTTGTTGAGTCATGGATTAAAGAAGGCAAGATGGATAAGTCTATGCAGCTAGGACTGTCTGAACTTCCCGACGGCACATGGTTCATCGGTACGCATGTGGATGATGACGGCGTGTGGCAGGATGTAAAAGAGGGCAAGGTAAAAGGTTACAGCATTGAAGGATTCTTTAACGAGGTTGGTGTGGCAATGAGTGGCGTAAAGAACCATGAGGCTGAACTTGTGCTCGAGTTAGATCAACTGCTTAGCAATGTAAATCCATCCAAATGAAAATAAACGCGGTTAAGTTCAAGGACAAAAAGTCCTTTGACAAAAACAAAACAAAGAAAAATGTTAAGGCATCTTTTGATGCTTTCGGCATTGTAGTCTTTGAAGATGAGAAGCCCATCGCACCTGATGCAACTAAGGTGTCACAGGTCAACGAAGTGGACGGGTCACTAGACCAAATCGCTTCAGGTCTTGCTATCTGCATCTGCAATGATTTAAAACAAGCTGTTGAGTTCTTGACTCTTAAGCAAGTCAACATCGTAGAAACGTTTGAATCAACCAACACGCTGTTTGTTGAGGTTCCTGCATTCAGCGTATTTGATGAGTTCTACGAATCACTCATGCGCACAAAGTTGTTCATCAGTGTTGAGCCTGACTACATTCAGCCATTCGAGGCTAATGCAGAAATGACCATAGCACAGCAGTGGCATTTGAATTTATTCAAGGCACAAGATGTTTGGTCACTATTGCCGGGTGATGCATACGGTGAAGTTGCGGTGCTTGACATTGCGTGTGATGTAGATCATGAAGATTTGCAGGGCACTATTAGCGACAAGTCATGGAACTGCGTGTATGATACGGCCGATGTACGTCCGATTAGTGAGAATGAAAAGCATGGTACACCATGTAGCGGAATCATTTGCGCAAAGACTGGCAATGACACGGGCGTAAGTTCAATCGGTAACAACAAACTAAAAGTGCAATTCCTGCATATCGGTATGAACTCAAACAGCGGCGGCGGTTTCTTTACATCGGACACAATCGTGACGCGTGCTGTGAACAAAGCAATAGCTAATCCTGCATGCAGTGCAATTAGCATGAGCTGGGGCGGTGGTAACACATACCCAATGTTTGCTAATGCGTTGACACTTGCGAAGAACACAGGCCGTAACGGAAAAGGGATTTGTGTATTTGCATCGAGTGGTAATAATTATTCGTCAAGCGTAAATATTAATCCTGCATCGCTTTCTATGGTGCATGCCGTTGGCGCATCGGCACAAAACAACACACGCGCTGGATTTTCAAACTATGGGACAAAACTTTTTGCAGCGGCTCCGGGTGTGGGCCTACCAACTACTGACCGTAGCGGAGCGTCAGGGTACAACACTACGTCGAATTATACTAACTTCAGTGGAACATCTGCCGCCTGTCCTGCTATGGCTGGCTGTGCTGCTGCTATTGTACTTGCTAATCCTGCACTAACTGAAAAGCAGGTAACGGACATCATCGCATCTACTGCGATTAAGAGTGGCGGTTATGTTTATGATGCATCGGGCAGGTCGCTAGAACTTGGCTACGGCGTTGTTGATTTGTACGCGGCTGTTGTCGCTGCAAAAGGTAGCACGGGTGAACCAACTCCACCACCTGCTGAAACAGTTAACCTGTTTGGCACTATTGCATCACCTGCGTCAACGCTTCAAGGCTCGCAAGTAACACTAACTTACACCGTGCAGCTTGACAAAGTGCGCACAGTAGACACAACGACCAACATTGCTGCCGAGTTCGTCCGTCCTGATGGATCTAAGTCAACTTTCTACACGGGCAATGTGACTATTGCGAAGGGCCAAACCACATTCACAAGCTCATTAGTTTACAACATACCCAATAACGTGACGGGCGTGGGTAAATTCAATCTATACATTGATGTGCAAGGTGCAATAGAAGAAAGCAACGAAAGCGATAACAGCGCAACCACTGCAATCAATATCACCGCACCAATTCCAGTTGGCAATTTGGACTTAGAATGCATCTGCACAGGTTACACTTGGCTTGCGCCTGACCGTGTGCGCATGGGTATTCGCGTAACAAATCGTGGTGCTGCTGTCGTGACTAGCTATAAACTTAAGTGGGAATTCGCAGGACGCACTGGCACATGGGATATTGCACGCACATTGAACACTGGACAAAGTGCATCGACTGGAAATGTGATGTACCCATCTGCAACCACTACATGGCCGCAAACATTCAAAGTTTCAGTGGTAAGTGTGAACGGACAGCCGGATAATAATCCTGCAAATGACGTTGGCACTTGCGTAGTAAACGCTATGTGATTATATTCGCAACCTCTCGAAAGAGTTTTGGTTTACCAGTTAAAAGTATTTAGGGTTTAAGCAATAAAAAGGGAAGCTAACGAGCCTCCCTTTTTTGTTGTGTTTACCCAAAGACACAAAGCCGTACGTATTCGGCAATGGTTGTCCCTGTCTGCTTAGCTGCTTTTGTGACTGCCTTCATTTCTTTCTCAGTCAATCGTGCGCTCACTCTTTGTGTGCGTGGTTGTGGTTCTTGTGCTTTCATTGGTTTGAATTTATACGGCTAATGTAGCCACAATTCCCCATGCAACAAAATGGCTGTTTTGCTACAATACCAAAATACCAAAAAATGTCAGATATCAAAAACCAAATCAAAGCTGTATTTGCAAAATACAACATTGAACCTTCTGCACTAGGTATCAAGTTTGAAGATGAATCAACTGAAGCAGCAGCAGAGCCTGCAACTGAAGTAAAGTTTGCCGTAGAAGGTACACTTTCTGATGGAACAAAAATCTACTCAACCGCAAATGAGTGGGTAGCTGGAGTTGATATCTACACACAAGATGCCGAAGGCAATCCAGTACCTGTGCCCGCGGGCGAATACATCCTTGAGGACGGCGTGACTATGGTCAGCGTTACCGAAGATGGAATCGTTGCACAAATCGGCGAGATGGAAGTTGAAACCGAAATGAGCAGCGAAGACCTCGTTGCCGTAATCGGTCAACTGTCAGAGCGCATCGCAGTGCTTGAGACTGAGAAGACTGAACTCGCTGCGGCGGTTGAGACTGCTAACAACGAAGTGAAATCAGTTAAGGCTGAACTCGCATCGGTTAAGAAAGCCCCTGCCGTTCCTAGCGTCAAGTCACAAGAGTTTAAAAAGTCGAATGTAGTTGTAGCATCAAATGGTAATGCATTTGCTGACTTCATGGAAAACATTCGCGCAAAACAAAGTAAATAATTCACCTCATAATTCTATTTAAAAATGCCAACAACAACTTCACTCACCACCACCTATGCAGGTGAATTAGCTGGTGAAATCGTAGCAAAGGCTTTGTTGTCAAACGTATCCGCTGGATATGTAACAATGAAACCTAACGTACCTTACAAATCAGTAGTACGTAAAATTGATGACACTGTAACATTTGCAGCAGGCACTTGTGATTTCACGCCAACCGGCACGATCACTTTGACCGAGCGCATCTTGACTCTTGAAGAGTTCCAAGTTCAACGTCAAATCTGTAAGAAGGATTTCTTCATTGACTGGACTACTGCCGATGTAATGTCAGGCCGTGTGAACACACAAATCCAAGACGCAATCATTGAGCGTTTGACAGGCGGTATCGCTGCTGAAAACGAATCAGTAATGTGGAATGGTGTGAACGCTACTGCTGGTCAGTATGATGGATTCTTGACCTTAATTAAGGCAGGTGGTTCAGGTGCTGTATCTGCGGGTTCAGGTGCTTTGGACGCTACCAACATCATCGCTACCATTTGGGACATCATCAACACTGCAAACTCTGCTGTGAAGGGTGCTGCTGAAAAGCCTGCATTGTACATGGGTCAGGCTGCGTGGGAAGCCTACATGCAAGCGCAAATCGCTGCTGGCAACGGATGGTACTTGACAGGTGGTCCTGAGGTTAACCGTCGTTTTGTAGGTATGTACGATATCTACGTTTGTCCGGGTATGGCTGCTAACAACATCGTGTTTGCACAGAAGTCAAACTTGATGCTTGGTACATGGCAGGAGAACCAAATGAACGAAGTGTTCATCTTGGACATGCAGAACCTTGACGGTTCACAGAACGTACGTTACGGCGCACGCTTCTACCTCGGAGCGCAGATTGCAGTTGGTGAAGACATCACATACTGGGGAGCATAATCTTTAAATAATCAAGGGGGTGTAACAGCCCCCTTTTAAAACTATACAAAACATGGCTTGTGAATTAACCACAGGATTTACACTCGGATGCCTTGAGGGTATCGGAGGTGTTAAAGAAGTATTGATTGCTAACTACACTCTTGCGAGTGGTGCGGATTTTATGTCTGCTGTAACATATGATGCAGTAACAGGTGAAGTAAACGGTTTACCAACTGCAACCATCTACCGTTATGTGCCATTCCGCAACTCAGGTACTTACGTTGAAACCATCAACAAGAGTCTTGAGAATGGTACTTTGTTTTTCTCACAAGAAGTGGGATGGACTTTCGGTAAGTTGAATCAAGATATGCGCAACGAATTCTTGAACGTTGCTAAAGCAAAGATGATTGTTTTCGTTCGTACGAATGATGATCAAATCTTATTGGTTGGTACAACTGAAGGTTCTCAGCTTACTGCTGGTACTGTTCAATCAGGTGCTGCAAAAGGTGATTTGATGGGTTATCAGGTAACGACGACTGCAGAAAACCTTGAGCCTGCAGTACACCTTGAGCCTTACACTACTGAACCATTCGACAACTTCGCAGGAATTACAGTAAGCCCAGCTTACTAATCGCGCTTGCTGATTGTTTTTGTGTTTATTCATTGATTAAGAACGGGGGTGGTGTTACAACTGCCCCCTTTCAATATAGCGATATGATATATCTCCAAGTAAATAATCCTAGTCAGTTCATATATCTATCACTGGATGAGGCAAGGCAGTACTATGCCACGCCCTACACGCACTATTTGTTAGTGCTAACTCACGAAGAAAACAGCACCACAGGTGATAAGCTCGCGCAGGTTGCAACAATTGTGAATGAAAATGTGCGCATCACACAGCTTACTGTGACAACTGTTGGTCTTACATTAGCGGGCAGGTATCGCTACGAAGTGTACGGACAGAACTCACCAACTAATATCATCCCAACTAACGCCGCTGTTGTCGGCTTGGT